CCTGGTCGATGACCTTGTCGTCGACGCGCTGCCGGGTGGCGAGCTGTGCCATGACGGTGAACGCCTGCTCGGGGCTGATGCCCTTGCGCTTGCCGCCTTCGAGAACGGCGAGCTTCGCTTCGAGAGCTTCGATGCGCTTCGTCTGCTCGGACTTGACCGGAGCCGCACTGGCGGCGACGGTCGCGGGAACGGTTGCCTCAGGCACGTTCTCCTCACCTTCTGCCGGGTCGTCCGGCTCTTCGTCCTCGGCCACGGTGGTCGAGGTTGTCTCTGTGGTGGTCGTGGTCGTGTACGCCGTACCGTCGAAGTGGTCGGTGTACGTGCTCGAGCTCGAGCTCGACGACTCACTGACGGGTTCGGCATCCGCGAGCACGGTCGCGCCGGCCTCTTCGCTGTACGAGGCCAGCACTGTCGCCCCGGCGAATGCGGGCTTCTCGACGAGCGCCGCACCGAAGATGCGACCGGCGACCGCCTTGCCGGCCTTGACGATGACACCCTTCGCTTCCATCGAAAGCGAACGACGCTTGCCGGACTTGATGTCCGCGAGCGCCGCGTCGCCTTCGGGTGTGTTCGCGATTCGGAAGCTCGCGTAGACACCGTCGCCGCGCTCGTCGAGCTGCACGGCGCGGCCGATGGGCTGCTCGTGATCGTGCTGTACGTTCAGCGACACGATGTCCTTGTCCTTCGGCAGGCTGACCGCGCCGGCCTCGACGGTGAATCCGCCGATGTTCGTGCGCCCGACGACGCCGAACGGGAGCAGCATCCCGGAGACGACGCGCTCGTCTTCGTTCGCGATGACGAGCTCGCCGGAATCGAACCGGATCGTCTCACTCATGCTCTTCGTCCTCCGGCTGCTCGTTCTGGACGGGGATGGTGGTTTCGAGGCCACCGCGGTAGATCGTCTTCGTGACGGGTGCGGTCTCATCTGAGGCTTTGGACATCGAGCTTCCCTTCGTGTGCGGCAGCGTCCGGCTGCGGCTGGTTCGCGACCGGCAGCAGGGCCGCGTCGAGTGGTGTCTTGTTGAACTCGACGGTCTGACCGCCAGGGGTGACGTCGCCGAGGGAGAGTCGCGCTTCGATCGGATCGAGGTAGAGGTGCGCGGTCTGCGTGAGGAGGTCGGTGAATTCGCCGAGCTGCGTCGTGTACGTCAGTGAGTCGATCGCGGTTGTCGATCCGAGTCGGGATGCCGGGATTCCGGTGTGCTTCGCGACGTCGGCCGCGACAGCGTTGCGCGCCTCGAGCAGCCACGCGCCGGCCGGTTCGGCTTCGATGGTGAGCTCGTAGCCTGACGGAACGAAGGCGACGGTCGAACCGTCGCGTGCCTCGCGTGCTTTCTTGTACCCGTCGAGCAGCGTCTTGACCTCGGTCGGGTCGATGTCGACGTCGTCGGTGCGACGCAGGATCGTGAGCGGTGTGGAGACTCGGGCGCGTTCGGCGATGGTGCGCTCGAATTCCAGCGCCTGGTGGAGCGTGCGCGTCGCGGTGTTCAGCAGGCCGGGGAGCATTGATTCGAAGAGGATGACGGAGTCCGCGTCGACGGGCTGCTCATCGATGAGGATCGTGCCGTTGTCGTCCCAGGTCCATCTGCCGTAGGGCACATGCCATGCTTCGGTCGGGTAGGTGTCTGCGCCTCGCTCGCACTGCCACAGGCTGAATCCAAGGAACATGAAGTCGGCGTAGGTGCGCGCGTTGCGCAGATACCAAGGCTGCTGGCCGCGACCGGTCTGCGTGAGCCAGGTCGGCTGCGACGGAAGCGGCGTGCCGCGCTTAGCGACGAGCTGCAGGTTTCCGAACGCGGACACGAGCGTCGTGTGTGCGGCGGCGACGGCCGGGATCGTGAGTGCTTCGGGCCGGCTGATCGGCATGAGGTCGTGCGAAACCGTCTCGGCGAAGATGTCCGAGAGGACGATCGCGGCCTGACTGTTGTCCGGTGCGTCCCACGAAGCGACCGAGAGAGGTGGGACTGCTGACGGCACGAGCCCGAAACCAAGCCAGTTCAACAGTCCCACCGGATTCCCCCCTGATCGAGAGGAAGCATATGCCACGCATGAGACATATGTTGAATGCGCCGCGCGGGCGGCGTGTCACACGAAGATCGCGCCGGAGAAGCCGCGTCGTCCTTGGTCGTAGGCGTGGAGCGCCATCGCTGCTGCTTCGAGCGCGGTGATGTCGTCTTCGCGTTCTTTGCGCCCGAGCGCCCAGTTCGATGGTCCGGAGAGTCGTTTCACGACGACGGTTGCGGCATCGGTGAGCGGTGACTGGTTCCAGTGTCGAAGCTCGCCTTGGTCGATGGCCTTCACGATCGCGGCCGACGCGGTGCGCACCATCGGCCACGAGAACGGTCGCAGGCGCGGCCGCGGCGACTGTCGTTGCATCCACTCTGCCTCGACCATGACTGGGCCCTGCGTGTCGTGCGCGATCTCGGCGCGGTACTTTCGGGCGAGCGTGACGGCGCGGTCGGCGACCCAGTCAACGCCGTTGCGGTGGTCGAGCACGAGGATGCATGCCTTCCCGTCGTCGTCGCGCCAGGCGCCGACGAGCGCTGCGCATGTCTGGTCCGGGTGCACGGCGAGCCCGATCGTGAACCGTGCCGGAGGTTCGGGTAGCTCGTCGTTCGGATCGGTCAGCGCGGACCAGCGTTCGAGGTTCACGAGGCCGCCGCCGCCTGCCGGGTCGCGGAAGATGCCGAGGTACTCGGCTGCGAACTTCTCGCGCGGGAGGGTCACGAAGTTCGAGTAGATGGTCTCGAGCGTGGTCAGGCCGGCCTTGAGTCCCGGATGCGTTGCTTCGACGAGCTCGCGGACGTGCGCGGCCGGATGCTCGTCCGAGGGTTCCCAGGCTTCGAGCTCCTGCTCGGTCGTGTACTGCGGTGCGGCGTACCGGACGACGCCGGTATCGGGTCGCTCGAGCCACTCCCAGAGCAGGTTTCCCTTGAGGTACCGGCCACCGGTCCCGACGGCTGCGATCTGGGCACCGGGCCGGGTGTCGATCGTCGGCATCGCGGACGCGAGGATCTCGTCGGCCTTGTCTCGTTCGGGCTCGCCGGCCTCGTCGATGATGACGAAGTCGAACGCTTCGCCGCGGAGGTCGTCGACGGTCGAGGCCCACGACACGAAGCTGTTGTTCTCGCGGAAGAGCACGGCCTCTTGCCCGGCTGCTTTGCGAAGGTGCACCGGGTCGGTGCGCGGGTTCGGGTACAGGCGCTCGATGTGCGGCGCGACGTCCTTGAGGAATCGCGACCGGCCGGCCTTTCCTGATGTCGCGGTGAACACGACCGCGCGGAAGTCTTCGCGCGTCAGAGCTCGAGCGAACGCCTCGACGATGAGACTCGTGCTCTTCGTCGACCGGCGAGGTTTCAGCACGGCGTTGTTCGGTCGGCCGGCGGCGAGCATGTCGTGCACGAGCAGCATCGACGGCACGATCCGCGCGGACGGCAGTTTCCGCTCGCCCCACAGCCTGAGCAGGGCGCCCCCAGCGATGAACGCCGCCCGGTCCTCGTCCGATCCGGCCAACTCGGTCACGTTCGTGGGGGGTAGGACCAGTTGTCTAGTTTCCTCCCAATTCTCCGGGCTGATCTGGGTAAAAAGCGTGCTGCCGACGGGCGGGGGTTGTGACGGCGCGTCAGAAACCGCGGCGCGCGCGCTGGTCGAGGTCGTCGTCTTCGTGCTCGACCGACGAGGCCGTGGAGGCTTCGGCGATGCCGGCCGCGATGCTTGCGGAGGTGGCGCGGGCAGGTGTTCGACATGCTCGAGGGTGTCGAACAGTGCGACGCCGGGCGCCGGGTCGACGGACGCGCGGTGCTCGCGGTAGTAGCGCCGCTTGTAGCAGGTGCGGCATTCGCCGGTCTTCTTGATCCAGACCGGTTTGCCGCACGCGCACAGCGGCGCTGTCTCGTCGGACGGTAGCGCGCTCACCAGTTCGGTAGCCGCTTCTGTGAGGCACGCGGTGCACGCGTACGGTTCGTGAGCTCGGCGCCCTTGCGACCGCCCGACGACCGGTTGCAACCGCGATGCTCAGGCGCGTACCGGCCGACGAAGCGACCGTTCGCGTCCTCGACGTGTCCGACGTCCCACGGCGTGCCGGGCGCGATCGGTCGACGGCAGCGCCAGCACACGCCCGCGCCCGCGTCGATGCTCGGCTGCATCCGTGCGCGCTCCTTGCGCGACGTCGTCGACCAGTGCGACGCCTTGTGGTGGACGCTCACGCTGCACCTCGACGGTGCGCACGGTGCGCTAGTAGATGCTCGCCGCTGCGGACGCTCCGATCACGATGCCCGCGATGAAGTTCGCTATCACTGCGGCCGCGATGATCCAGACTCCCGCGACGATCCACCCGAGACGTAGACGCACGATCTCCTTGTGCGTCCTCGCGCGCGGATAGTACTCCGGATGCTGAGCCTCGAATTCTCCTGCTTTGCGTCGCCGTTCGGCGAGCTCGAGGTCTGCTTCGCGCTGTCGCTTGATTCGGGCGAGAGTCTCGTCGTCCATTGTGGTGTCTCCTCTCGATGGCCCGGACGATGATCCAGGCTGACCACAGGATAGTGGCGATCGCGATGCCGGTCGCCGGGTCGTCGAACCTCATGCTCGTAGTCCCTTCGCTTCGCGTGCGACCGCGGCATCGATCGCGATCTGTAGCTGTCGCGGCGTGAATCCGTGTCGCGTCGGCCGCGGCAGCGAGCGCAGGTAGAGCTCGGCCGCGTCGATCCAGGCGAGGCCGAGCAGGTCGTTCTCGGCGTTCTCGCGTGTCATCTCGGCGACGATCGCGAGTTGCGCTGCTGCTCGACGGATCGACTCTGCCTCGAGGCCGCGGTCGACCAGCTCGAAGCGGCGAGCGATGCGCCATAGGTCGCGCTCGAGGTTGTTGAGCCGTGCTGTGATCGGCCGGGCGTCGATCGTGGTTGTCACCATGCCGGTGCCTCCGTCCATAGCAGCATTGCCGTGGCGATGAGCACGGCGAGGGCAGTCAGCGACAGCACGAACGCGTAAGCCGCGAAGGCACGTCGGCGGTTCATGCGTGCACCAGATCGGGCAGGCATCCGAAGACGCAGTGACGGTCGTCGATCAGCGCATGACCGCACGCGCCGCGCTTCGCGCGCGCGTTACAGTCCAGAGCTTCTCTCTCAGAGTCTTGGTAAGAGTTCAAGGATGGTTCGGGTGGCGCTGGCGCCAGGGGTCCGGTGGCGCTGGCGCCACCCGGTGGCGCTGGCGCCACCTCTGTGGACAACGCCGCGACGTCGGGGTCTGGCGCGTATGCGAATATCGGCTT